ATGAAAATCAACAACTTATCTGTCAGTGGGCCGCATCTTAGCGCCTATGTTTTACAGAGCTTTTCGAAGCTGTGTGACCCACTTTCCGGGCCCAGCCCGTGCTCGGCGTTCCTCGCGATCATCGCTTCGGCCGCGACTGTTTTCGCCTTGGCCGGATCAATCGCAGCGGATCCGATCGCACCGGAGCGGATCGAGGTGATCGATGGCGACACGATCCGAATCGATGGGCGGCCGCCGTCGCACCGGCTGGTCGGCTTTAACGCGCCGGAGACGTTCCGGGCGGCAAACGCGGCCGAGCACGAGCTGGGCCTGAAGGCCGCGGAGCGGCTGCGCGCGCTCGTTCGTGCCGGCAATCTGGATTACACTGAGGTGCGATGCTCCTGCCGGCCGGGCACCGAAGGAACGCCCGCCTGCAACTACGGCCGCCGCTGCGGCGCGCTCCGCGCCAGCGGCGAGGATGTCGGGACCATCCTGATCCGTGAGGGCCTCGCGGTTCCCTTCATCTGCGGCCGCACCGGCTGCCCGCCGACGCCGAACCCGTGGAGGTAGAATATTAATGGCTAACGATGTCGAACAATTCAAATTACTAATCGAAAAGGCCTTAAAGAAAGAACCTATCAACATTCCTTTGCCACCGATGGTGGCTGGCCTGGATCTAGATCGCATCGGGACGACTTACGCAGGCATCGAACGCCTGATCTACGACAGCGCTGCAACTAATCCGCCGCCAAACTCGGAGTGGGATACCGTGCGTAACAGCTTTGTCGAAAGCGACGAAGCTTATCGTGAGCGCATCAAGACAACCCTCGCCCCGCCGACACCAACGTTTCCGATCTGCCGATGAAATATCGGAATCGATCCTATTTTCTACATTTGTGAGAAAGAGCTCATGCAGGAGCCACGCCCTATTCAACCCACGACGGTCCAGCAGTTGATCACATGGCTGCAAGCGCAGCCGCAGGATGCACCAGTCTATCTCCGCGACCCGGACACCGGATGGTGTTTGCCGATCCGCACCGGCGAAAACAATCGGAACATCAGCGAGGACAGTCCACCCAACGCCGTAATGCTTCACGCGGACTACCACGAATAGGTCAATTCCATCGACCCCATGGGAGAGATGAAATGAAGACGCTAAAGTTGCCCGAGTGGGTGGTACCCGGGGCATCGTTCAACGAAACCTACGGCAACGATCAGGACAAACTCTGGCACGTGCGAGGAATCGTCGATGAGCAGGCGGTGTGCCGCACGTGGCACCGTGGCAAGCAGTGTTGGCGTTACGAAGTCCTATCGCCGGCCTGGTTCTTCACCCTCGAAAAATACGACAACGTTAAGCCTCGTAGTGAGCAAAAAGCCCAAATCATGACGAACTGACTTTGATCTCGTGTTCGTACTTCAGGATTCCGCTCACGAGTACAACAGTCCGACCGCCCGGATGATCTTCCACGGAGATCTCAGAGCGCAGGCACCCGGCGGCCAACAGCCCGGCCAAAACATCTTCCAGCCATTCGCCTCTGGATTTCCTCGCGGCAGCCACGAGTTCGTTAATCGTCATCGGTCGGCACCATCCAGCGCATCACAGCGTGGACTCTGCGCCTCATTCGGTTGTTTCGCAAGCTCAGGCCGCGCCGGCGCGGTTGCACAACCGGCGCCGCGCCTCACCTTCCGCGAGACACTGAGATGAAGTTGACGCCGACCCGCTGATTTGCCGGCATCGCTTCAAGGCGCATGCACGATGCCGTAAAGCCTGCGGGATTCCCCGAGGCGCAGCCGAACCGGCGGCCGGCTAAGCCGAGACCAGTCTTACCACTAGAACAACAAGACTGGGTCGCTTTGGAACTTCACCTAGCGTTTCGGGACGAGCGCCTGCTCATCGCCCGCTTTGTCGTCTCCCTGCTGCAGGATCTCCACACCAGCCTGTTCCCGGCCCGCTCCGGCAGCGTCGGGCGGGATGCGGATGCGGTGCTGGTGGCCTGCTGCGTCACCATCGGCCATGCCGAGGGGCGGCCGATGAACGCCAGCAAGGTCGCGCACGTGCTCGGCATGCCGCGAATGACCGCCGCCAGGCGCCTCGGCGAGCTCGCCGAGGCCGGCGCGATCATCCGGCGCGGCCGCGACTATCTGGTCTCGGACGAGCGGATGAAACAGCTCACGCTGATGGAGCTGCGCCGCATCGCCGCGCGGCTGCGCAAAGCCGCCGATGCGCTCGATCGCACCCAGGCGCGGTGATCCTGTCCGAACGGACAGGGAAAACCGCCCATTTTGGGCAGTCGTCTTGTTGAAACACCGCGGGAACGCGCCCCACAATTCCACCGTTAGTGAGTATGTGGAGTGCAATTGCCGTGATTTACCATTTCCAGGGGCTGCTCGACACCGACGCCCGCATCATCGCCGAAGACGATACCTACGCCGTGATCGCCGTGCGGGTGGCGAAAGCCACCATCGCCCGCAACCTGCCCTTCCTCGCCGCCCTCGGCGATCTCGCCCCCGCCGCCAAACCCGCCGCCGATCCGCTGCCGCAGCGCTGAAACGCCAAAGCCCCGCCGCTCGGCAAGAGCGACGGGGCTGGGCAGCGATTTGCGAAGATTTCTGACAAGCTCAGTCGTCAAGCATTCCTTGACAACTCACCGAGGCCCGGTGAGGCCGCGATGCTCGACGGCGCCGAGGCGTTGTTCGACAGCGTCGAGGCGAGCGTTCTGGCGCGCGTCGCTGGTCAGGATCTCGTTCATGCCGTCGATCCGGCCCACCAGCTTGTCGGTCACCTTCTCCAAGCTCCGCAGCTGCAGCTGCATCAGCGCCAGCTCGTTGCGCAGCTGGGACATCTCGGTCCGCAGCGTCAGGTACACACCGACACCGCCGCCGATGCCGCCGGCCAGCCACCCGATCAGGATCAGGATGTGGCCGAAATTGTACGTCGGCTCGAACCGCGGCCGCGGCACGATGTCGTTCATCGTCATGGGAGCCCCTTCCCCGAATGCAAAACGTCCGGCGCACCGCGCGCCGGCCGGCCGCTGATCGATCAGCCCGATTTCCCGATCGACGCGATCGCCGATCCAACGACCTTGCTGGCGGCCATCACGCCGGAGGTGCCGAAGATCCCGTAGATGATCGCTCGGCCCCATTCGATCGTGTTGGCGTCCTTGATCGACGGCGTCGAGCCGAGATCGAGGCACATATCCCACACCACCACCTTGTTGATGTAGAAGATGAACGGAAACGCGAAGCCCGCGACGATCATCAGCAGCACCGGACTATGCGAGATCGCCTGCATGAATGACACGCGATTGCCGTCGATCTGCGACATCGTCTGCAGGTGCTGCACGGCGACGTCGCGGGTGCACTGCAGCCGCGACATCGTGATCTGAACCTTGGAGTCGTAGTAGCGATCCACGAACTTCGACGCGAGCGCACCGAGGCCGGGGATCATCTGGATAAAGGCGAGAACCGCGCCAAGCATCGCCCTAATCCTTCCCGACCGGCTGCCGCAGCTTGGCGATGATGATGTCGACTGCGGCCGTGGTGGTCGCCGACAGCGCCTTGCACACGGCGATGCCGGCGATGATCTTCGCGGCCGTCTCGTCGCTGAGGCCGAACGCCGCGAAATTGATCCCGGTCCATTGGTCGATCTGGGTAACGAACGCATTGGCGAGCGCAACGGCGATCGCCGAAATCACCGTCACCCAGCGATAGAACCAAGCCGACGCCTTCGATCGCAGCGCCATCCACGCCAGGCGGAACGGCGCCGTCACCGTCGCCCAGCTCGCCGACAGCACGGCGACCAGCGCCGCCTGCAGCCGCAGCCAGCCGCTGCCTTCGGCGAGCGCATAGGCCTTGATTGCGCGCATCGCAAACCAGATCGCCCACACGATCAGCAGCACGACGCCGGCGATGGTGATGATCCAATCGAGCACGAACAAAGCAGTAGACGACATAGCATCAGCCTTTCTTGAACAGCGAAGGGAGAACAGCAGCCGCCAGCGAAGCCAGCGGCCCCCGGCGCGGCGGCACCGACACCGCGTGATTCCGAGCGCCGACCACCGCTTTGAGCGGCTGCACCGCCTCCCCTCCCCCTTGCGGGGAGGGGTCGGGGGTGGGGGTCCGCGCGGCAGGCGCTGGCGACTTGAGCGCCGCGATGGCCGGAGCCCTGAGTCCTTGTTCGAACAGCGCCGCCTCGTGGTCACGTCGCAACGCGACGCCGCGCACGCTGGGTGTCGTCCAAAGGCGCTTCATCGCTCTGATATCGCCGGGGATCTTGGCGAACTCACCCGCCGCCATATGAGTCTTGATGGCGCGCATCTCGGCATAGCGAGAACCCTGCGTCGAAAACGACGCGCCGCGGTTGTACGCCAGCGACACCAGCACACCGAAGCAGTCCGGGGACAGTCGATCGGCGTTCGGCAGCGCCTTGCGCACCGTCTCAGCCCATTTCGGCAAGTCGATTTCGCCGAACACGGCGAGCGCGGCTTCCCACGGCACCAGCACCTTCGGCTTGATCCATGCCAGCTTGGCTTGCGCAGCGTCGCCCGTCAGCCCGGCGACCTTGACCAGAGCATCGACCATCTCGGGGGCGATCTTGCCGGTCCAGTCGCTGCGGATCTTGCCCGGAGAGGCATATCCACAATCGTAGCCGATGCCGATCGTAATGCCTGATGCGCCTCCAGGGCGCTCCGGGCGCTGATAGCGAGCGCGATACACCGCCTCGCTACTGACCTCCTCGGCGACGATCAGATCGAACGCCGCTCGCGAAACGCCGCAGGGTAGCACGTTTTCGAACACGCTCATTCCAACACCCAGGCGCGCGCCAGCGCGCCCCCGCAAACGAGGTTGCCCATATCCAATGCCCCGATGATCAGCGCCGATCAGCCCCGGCGCGCGGCACCTTCAAGCGACATTGCCGCCGCCGACATCGCCGGCGGAGTTGTTCGGCGCGGTCGCACCACCGCTACCGGATGATCCGTCCTCGCCTTCGCCGAGCTTGGCTTCGACGACACCGTCGAGCACGAAGCCGCTACCGCCCAGGCCGCGCGCATGCCGGCCGAGATCCCGCGGCGGCGATCCTCTTCCCCCTCGCCCGCTTGCGGGAAAAGGCCCTTTCCGATATACCAACAGCGGAGGCCGCAGCCTGGGATTATGCACCAGGCGCTTCCAATCGTTGCCGGTGAGAGCCCGGTGTGAAGATGTCCGGCGATTGGGCGGCTTCTATTCAATCCCACAAACTGACTCGCGCCCCAACCCTTCTGATCCGAACCGGCGCGCCGCTGCGACGTATCAGCCCCGGCGCGCGGCACCTTCAAGCGACATTGCCGCCGCCGACATCACCGGCGGAGTTGTTCGGGCTGGTTAGCGATGGTTTCCCGCCACTGCCGCGGCTATCCGTGCCGGCCTCGCCGGATGGCTGTTTCAGTTCGATGGTGGTGGTGAAGCCGCCACCCCGCACGTAGTTGTGCTCGACGCTTTCGGCGCGATAAACGCCGTCGACCCCAGGCCGGATGCCGCTGACGAGCACCGAGGCTTCGGCTTGCGCTTCCGGCGCGCCATCGATCGTCACGGTGCCGGAGCCCTTCTCGCGCTCCCCACCCTTCTGATCCGAACCGGCGCGCCGCTGCGACGTATCGGCATCGGCTTCCGAATATCGCCCGGTCGACTCCGGATCGACCGAACTCTCGGCCTGCACCTTCTCGCGCTTCCATTTCCCGGTCTTCACATCGAACCAACGCACCCAGAACGTTTTGAACTGCGGCCGCCCGATCGACGGGGTGATGTCCCACGAAATCAGGTTGTCACCCCAAATCGCGCGAACGCCGAGTAGTTCGGCACCGCCAGCGCCGACCCCCTGATTGCGCGGCACCATCACGGCGCGGGTGCCGCGGATCTTGAATGTGGCCCCAACCTCTCGCGCCAGGCGATCGCCAAACGCTGCGAAGCTCTGACCCGCCATCGCCCAATAGTCGCGGCGGATCGCCGCCAATGACGGGTGCACCGAGACGGTGATGCCGGCGAGCTGACCAGCTTCCTGGATGACAGATCCGAGCGTCGTATCGTCCCAGTGCCGCTCGCCGTGCTGCTTGATCTTCGATCGCGGATCTGCAGATTTCGCCGAAATCGAGATCATCCGCCCCTGCCCACGCCCGCCGGTCGATCGGGGCTCATCGATCACACCTTCGAACACCTGGCGCGCGCCACCCCGATGAACCCATCCCAGCGCGATACTGATCGGCTCGCCCTTCTGCGGCATCTTGATGCGGCCGCCGGTATCGTCGAGCTCCAGCGACGCGCTATCGGACGTCTGACCGGCACCGTCATGTGTGGTGATCTGAGTGACGATGCCGAGCAGTCGGGGCGTGATATTCAGCCCACCGATCGACACCAAATAGGTTGCCTCTTCCGCCACGGCGATCAGCTCCAGAGATCGACCACCGGCAGCACAGTTTGATATTTCGGCTGCGGCACTTCGACCAACACACGCGTGCCGACCGCGAGCACCTGCCCCTGTGCGGCCAGCCCCGGATTGATATCGAGCGTCCGCTCGACCAAGCCGTCATAGGCTTTGCGATAGGCGCGCCAGAGCAGCAGATCGAGCGTCGTACCCTCGCTGGTCACCGTCAGCGTTTCGGTTGCAGCCATCGCAGCCCCACCCTTCATCAGCCGAACAGGCTGAACAGCACTTCGACGAAACCTTCCGGCGACGGGGGATCGTCGCGGAGTAATTCGAGATCGACGTCGATCATTTTGCCGATGCCACGCGTATCGAGATAGCTCGATCGCTCCCGCACCTTTCGCAGCAGGAACCATCCGAGCGGCGTCCCGTCGCCACGAACCAGCATTTGCGGCGCACCGGAACTCCGGATCGCGTTGGCAAGCGACAATTCATCGAGCCCGCCGAGCTTCTGCGGAAACAGCTTGCCGTGCATGGTGAACTGCTCTTCGCCCTCCCCCACTTTTTCGTGGATCCGGCGGCGGCCGAGCACGTCCTTTGCGGCGAAGTCCATTTCGGCTTCGCGCTCGGTCTCGTGGGTATTGAACGGCGCTACCTCGAAGAGCAGCGGGCCCAACGCGTAGAGCATCAGCCGAATTCCGTGTCGGAGAAGTTGCGATAGAGAGCGTCCTGTGTCCGGCGCCCCAGCTCGCGCGACGTATCGTCATAGGATGAGCGCTGCGCTCCGCCGGTTGGCGCCTCGATCTTCGGCTTGATCGACGGAGACGCCGACCAGCCACCGAGCATCGAGGTCCACCGTGCGATCGCCGCCCGGATCACGTCGTCGACGCCCTCAAGGCCAGCCTCCACATTCGCCTTATAGGACTGAGCCGTCCGCGCGCCGGCCGCACCGGCCACCGAGGATTGATCGAGATGCTGAATCGCCTTGGCGCCAGAGCTCCAAACGTCCCCCATCGCTCCGCGGTCACGCCCCAACGGGCCGGGCGCGACATTACTGGCGGTCCAGGCCGATGTGCTTTTGAAGCCGCCCGGCGGCACATAGGACGGGCCGAGATTGAACTTGCCGTCCGAGCCCAGCGTATAGTCCTTGCCGTACCCCTCACCACCGCGCGGCGTGCCACGCCAGCGGCCGTACAGGTCGGCGCCGCGCTGCCACCATGATTTTCCCTGTTCGGCAGCAGGGTCGTAACCCTTCGGGTAGCCACGCTTGGGCAGCCAGTTGTTGAACGCGTAGTCCAAAGCTTCTTTGCCGATCAGGAGACTAGAGATCAGCCCGAAAGGGCCAGGCACAGGAACGACGCCAGATCCACCCGGCTTGCCGCCGCCGGGGGCACCGGGGGCACCGGGGACGCCACCTCCTCCACCACCAAGCCGGGCTGCCGCCGCATTCAGGGCTGCCGCAGAGCCGTCCAGCGCCGCAGCCGATGCCTTGAGCCCGAACCCGCCGCTGAACGCCTCCAAGCCTTTCACCGCGGCGATGCCGGCTGCCAGAACGGTCAGCTCGGTGCCGACGCGGCGGATCGGCTCCGGTAGATTGGAAATCGCGTCCAGCGTATCGCCGAACTTGGTCAGCGCCAGCGTCGCCAGCTTCTCGTTGGCCTGGCCGATTGCCAGGATGAAGTTCTCGACCGAGCCCTTGGCCTGCTCCAGCTTGCCGCCGAGGCCGCCCATGATTTCGTCGGCTTTCTTTTTTGCAAACTCCGGGTCCTGCGACACCTGATCGAGCTGACGCTTGTTGGCGACGAACTCGGCCCATTTCATCGCCAGGATCTCGCCGCGCCCGCCCTGCTGAGATGTGAACAGCGCATTGAGCAGTGCGATCGTCATCTTCGGGTTGGTCATGATCGCGTTGAGCAGGCCTTCGGTGTCCACGCTCTCGGTCGAGAGCTTGTGGAAGTCGCCGACCATCTTGGCGATCTTCTGAGCATCCTGGGCCTTGGTCTTGCCGCCCTTCGTCTTGTCGAAGCTCTCGGCAACGATGGCCGACACCTCCTTCACGAACTCATCGCGGCTGCCGACGACATCGCCATTATCGAGCAGCGCCGCCAGCCGCTCGCGCTGATCGTCGGTAAACCCTTTGCCGAATCGGCGCTTCTGAAAGCTTTCCAGGTTCGCGACGCTGAGGCCGCCGGGCATTTTGGTGAAATCGTTGAAGTTGATGCCGGCGGCCGTGAGCGCGTCGAGGCCCTTCGACGTCGGTGCCACCAGCTTGCTCGAGACCGCGCGCACGAAGACGCCGAGCTCGTCGCCGCGCAGGCCGCCACGCCGACCGATCGCACCGATTGCTGCCAATGTGGTGTCGGACAGGCCTGCGGCGGTGCCGGAGGCCGCACCGAACTTCATATACTGCTGAACGTCTTCGTCGCTCATGCCGCCGAGCTTCGCCATCTTCACCATGAGGTTGGTGGCGCGCGTAGCCTCGGCGACTGCCTTTTCCTTTGTGGAAATGTCCTTGTTGGTGGTCTGGAGAAAGGTCCGGATCGCCTCCGACGAGGTTTCGAGATCCGCTTCCATCACCAGCGCGTAGTTCTTCACCTGCTCGACGATCGCCGCACCGACCTCGGCACGCAGCTTGCCGTCGAACGCCGACGGCAGGCCCTGCATCGCCTTGGTCTGCGCGCGGACGACGTCGAGATTGGTGAACTGCGTCTGCTGACCGATCCGCTGTGCTTGCGGGATCAACAGCTTTTCCTGGATGTCGCGCGGGATGTCGACGAACTCGCGCTGCTTACGCACACCGATGTCGAACTCCGCTGCCGAAACCACCGCGCGGCGACCGAAGTCGACGCCGCGATAGCCGGCATAGCCCGCCATCAGGCCGCGAGCCGCACGGCGATCGCCCGGCACCGGAACAATCGGCGGCCCTTTCGGCGGCCGCGGGCCCCACGGCTCCGCTCGCGCGCCAGGCGGAGCCACCTTGGGTCCGGTCGGACTCATCGACCCACGCTGCGCCAACTCCCGCTGCCGCCGCGCCAGCGCCTCTTCGGCGCGGTTAACGTTGCGGATCGACGAGATGGTGGCGTTTTCCCACACGCGCACCTGCGAGGCTTGCGCCCGCGTCCAATCGCCCGCCTTCGCGGCGAGCTTCTGATCGGCCGCGTATTTCTTCCACGCCGCCCCGACCTTCTCGATGTCGGCAGCCGAGGCCCCAAGCCGCCCGAGCTGCTGCGCCAGGCGATTACTGACGCCAGCCTTGGCCAGCGCCTTCACCTGCGCATCCGCGTTCTTCAGGGCCGCAGCGATCTTGCCTGCGGGACCGGAGACATCGTCCTGCAGCTTGATCGTGAGGGTGGATTGCAGGTTGGCCATCGTCAGTCCCCGCGCAGCGCGCGCAGTTCAATCACATCACGGATCAGATCGTCCCAGGCCATAGCCATGACCTCGGGGGGGCGCCAATGCATCTCCCGGCACACCAAAGCTCGGTAGTTGCGCCAGCTCGTCGGGCCGAACCTTACGCCGTCTGGCTCGCCCGGAACCTGCGGGGCAAAAAATCGGCGATTGCCTTCTCGATCAACGAGGCGTCATCATCATCGAGGCCATCCAGCACGGCTTCGGGGAGCGGCTCTCCGGATCGATCGACGCACATCGGCCACCGCAGCGCGGCGTTGGGGTCGCCCTCGCGCAATTGGCGCAGGCGATCGAGGAAAGACTCGACCTCGCCAACGGTGAGCCGCCGCACCACGACCACATCATATTCCTTTCCCGCATAGGCCACCGGATACGCCAGTGGAAACACCTTGAGCCGCTTCAACGGGTCGATGAAGGACGGCGCGGCATTGGCCGCCGCAGCTTGCTCTTCCTGTTCGGGCATCCCGGTGCTCCCTTACAGAATGCGCTGGATGCGGTTGATGTCGGCGTTCTGATCGACGCCATCGACCCGCCACGTATTGAGGAAGAAGTCCCAATAGTACTTCTCGACGCCGTCGAAATAGACTTCGTAGTGCATCACCTCATTGAGGGCATAGTCGTGGCCCTTCAGCGATCCCCGGCTGAACGGGTCCGGCGCAATCTTGCCGAGCCGCGCCTCGATGATGGCCTTGGCTTCGATGTTTCTACCCGTGCGCTTGTCCTGCACCACTCCGTACGAGGTGTAGACATTCCGCACCTTGCGGCCGAGGCCAAACTGTACCGCAAGATCCGGGTCCTCGCCCTTCAGCTTGAAGGTCGGGAGAAGCTTGCTGACGACGTTCATGCCGAACTCGACCTGAACCGGCGCACCGCCCGGGTTATGATCCTGAAACACCTCTTCGAGCGCTGGAAGCCCCATCTCTTCAAGTGTGAGGTGCTTCGACTTGGTAGGATCGTGATCGCCGCAGAACAGGTTTGCAGCGATTTGGATGAAGACAGTACCAGCAGCCATTGGGGCAGCTCCTTGTCAGGTCTGTGAGGATGATTTCGGCGGTTAGCCGACGAGGTCGTTGGTCTGCTTGATCAGGTCTTCGACCAGATGCTCCAGCGCGACGCGATACGGCCGGCTATCGATGTCGATCCGCTTCAGCACCGGCGCCTCTTCGGCCTCGAAGAAATACCGGAAACGGCCGAGCCGCAGGTTCTCGGGTGAGTTCTTGTCCGGCTCGAAGCCGACGTGATAGCCGAGAATGTGTTCGTCTGCCCGCAGATCACGCAGCCAGAAGGCCGCGGTGTTCAGCACCGCCTGGATCGCCTGCCGCGTGATATTGAACTTACCGAGATAGAACCGCTCGGTGCGCAGCAGGCCGAGATGGATGTAGTCGCGCAGCCGGATGCGCGAATAGCTCTGCCAGATCGGATCGTCAGCCGCGTTGTCGGTCCCGACGAAGACGAAGCCAGACGACGCGATCGCAGTTTCGACGCCGAGCTCGCCACGCAGCAGGACGCCGATATTGTTCGACAGCAGATCCTGCCCTTCGGTCGCACCATCCGTCAGCGAGAAATTGACAAAGCGGGCCGGCCCGACGATGCCCTGGAAAGGCTGGTTCGCCCAGGAATGGCTCGGCACGCCGCGGAACTCGTAGTCGCGGCGCACGCCGATGCCGATGATGCCAGGCGCACCCGGCTTGGTGACCTGATCGGTGCCAGACCACACTTTGCACCAGGTATCGACTGGAATGAGTCGTTCGCTCTGCAGCGTCTCGCGCCAATTCTTGATGTCCGTCGCATTGGTGCCCGGCCCTTCGACCACCGCAACGCCGAGTAGCTTGGGCAGAATGCCAGCGAGCGCTGCACAGACCGGATTGGCGGTCTGCTCGAGCACGGCCGTCACCGACGCTCCGCTACCACCTCCGCCCGAGAAGCTGATCGTGGGCGGCGTGAGATAGAGGCCCTTGTCGCTGAAGTTGAGTCCGGTCACCGCGCCATTGGAAATTGTCGCGGTCGCCACCGCCGGCCGGATCGGAGAGCCACCAGTGAAGACCGGCGTCGGCGCCGACGTAAAGCCCGTGCCACCGACGAGACCGGTGACGTGATCGATGCCGCCGAAGCGCTGATGCGTATAGCCCGGCACCATGATGAGGCGCGGGATGGCACCCAGTTCGGGCCCCGCCTGCAGCAGCCCGAACAGGCCGGTCTGTTCGGCTTCGCTCCCGATAATGTTGCCGATCGTTTCCTGAACAGTCGAGCCAGCCTCGATCCGCTCGACCACCACCTTCGCGGCGACCTGGTTGTCGGCAAGCTGCGCATTGAGCAGCTTGATCGCGTCGATGATCGTTCCAGTCGCCCCAAGCTTGGCCAGCTGAGTGGCATCCGACGAATACACCAGCACTCGCTCGTTGAGCGGGAACACGTCGGCATCGGCATCCGGCGCCGTGCCAACGATGCCGACCACACTCATATCGGAGGCAACGACCGGCCGCGCCTCATTGTCGTCACGCGTAATCGTAATGCCAAATGTCGGTTCGGTCATGCTTTGCTCCAGCAGGAATCGGCCGCTCTGGGGGATGCGGCGGGTGGATGGTCAGAATGTTGGGGAGTGGCGCGCAATCGGCCCCTAACCCATGAATCAAAAAGCCCGCCTGATCGGCAGGGCTTACGACATCGTCGATTGCCATCAATAGTTCGGCAGCAGCGTCAGCTGATGGCAGTTCTATAAATAGTTCGGGCCGCTGACAGGTGTTATCCTGTGACAGCGGCCCGTTTGTTCGAGGCAGACGCCTCAGGCGTAAGTCAGCTCGATCGCCGTGACGCTCGCTGCGCCGGCGTTGCCGCTAACGAACGAAAGCTCCGGGATCTGGTTGAGGTAAACCAGCATGATCGTGCCGACGCCGAGATAGAGCGCAGCGGTGATGTTGAACGCGCCCGGCATGGCAGCAACGTCGCCACCTGCTATGCTGATTCCCATCGCCGCCGCGACAATCCGCGGCGGCTGGGAAACAGGTTCAGGTGCCAATAGCGGTGCGACCGAAGCCGGCGCGGATGGCGCGGTCGGCACGATGCCTGCAGCGGCGCATTCAGCCAATAGATCCTCGATGGTGAGATCGAGCCGCGCCAGCGTGTCTCCGACCGAAACCTGCCGCCACAACGAAGCCTGGTCGGCCGGGGCATCATTCACCCACATGGTGGTCGACCCGAGAACGCACCTCAATGCATCGGCATAGGCACCTGTCCCCTTAAGAGCGGCTAAATCTGCACTTGAATTGAGAATCATCTGATCATCTCACAGAAGACACAGGTGGTCGCAAAATCCACGAGCACCGTTGACTACTGCTGAAATTGTCGGCTGGTTTGTCCACGACACGCATCGAGAGCCGGACGGCGCTCCTATATCCCAGGCTCCACCAAACCGTGGCACGTTTTCTTGCCCGTACGTCGACCCGCGTCCCACGTCGACCCAGCCATAATCGGCATTTCCGCCGCCGTTACCCGCCCCCCAGGTGAACATATGACCTGTGGCCTGATGCAGGCCGAAAATCGATGTGAAGGAGGCCTGAACGCCTGTGGTTACAGGATCGATTGTAAGGCTATAACCTTCGAGCACACCGAAGGCGGCTGCAGCAAATTCTGTCTGTGTGGGGAAACGTTCGCCATAGGCCGCCAGCACTTCTGCCGCATCGAACCAGCTGAAACCGCTATATGTCGCGGTTCCGTTACCACCGAACAGAGTGGGTTTTTTCGGCGGCGAGGCGCCGTCAGCGATGGTGACGCCATATCGTGATGTGCCGTCGATGTGATGGTTGACGCCTAGGAAGTAAATATTGCCCCAGCAGTTAAGGCTCCCGATTTTTGCCTTTCCGCGAGGATCCAAGGCTGATGGCCTGAATTTAATATCCCAGATCGAATATGGGTTAATCTGATTTGTGTAGTTGCCTCCGGTGCTAAAACCTGTCGCGTTGCCGCCTGGGGCATAGTGATATCCGCCCATCTGACGACACTGCGCCGTCGTAAAGCCGGTCGCCGCCGTAAAGCTTACATCCCCCCGCAGCGTGCCGTCATTGCACAGATAGATCGCATAGTCGGTGCCTCCGGTGTGAGATGGCATCTGGACAGCCGTCTGACTGGAAAAGGTGTAAATCACGCCGTTCAGCTCAATGACTGTGCCGGCCTTCAGCGCGATAGTCCCATTGCCCGTGCGAACGAAAGCAACCGAATAGGGGTCAGCCTTGACGAACAGGCCACGCGACGAATCTGCAATTCCGAGATTGGCGAGACCTTGCGCCTTTTGCGCCGCCGAATATGACCCCGCGGCATCGAGGCGGAGTCGGTTGGCCACACTGGCCAGGAGCCCCGCAATCGCCGTGTCGTCGTCCGTCAGCTTCGCGGCGATCTCGATCAGGGTGTCGTACGCCGACGATACCCCACCCTTTAGCCCGTCGATCGCCGCCGTAATGTCAGCCGGCGTCGCCTTGGTGCCGATCAGCGCCACAATCTCGGCTAGCGTGTCATAGGCCGGGTCGACGTCGCCGCGCACTGCGCTCAGCGCCGCGTCGCGGATTTCGCCGCGGGTCGTCGTGGTGACGAACTTGCGATCCGCAGTCTCATTCACCAGCGCGGCCGAAACAGGCGACGCTCCGATGCCAGCCAAAATCTCGGCGATCGCGTCGCGCAGCACCTCGGCCTGTGTCTTGGCGGCGCCGGCCTGCGCGGCCTTCGCCTCGGCATCGGCAATCGCCGGCGCGATGTAGTCGTCGATCAGCAGTAGCCCGCGCGCCACGATGGCGTCGGCGGCGCGGTCCTGCACCCCGGCGCGCTCCTGCAGCGAGGCGATCTCGGCCGCGAGTGCGCGGACAAATCGATCCCACTTCTCGGAATCGAGTGACTTCAGCCGGCTCGCCAGGAAGGCATCGAACAGAGACATCGACGGACCTCAGTTTACATGCGCTTAGGCATCGATCTCGGTCGCGCCGGAGACGATACCCGCCGGCGCCGCGAGGATCGCAGCGCCGGACAGCACGACGTTCGGGCCTGGCTGAATCAAGTGCGGCCCGATGGCGATCGGGGCGGTGAGATCAACCTGATATTGCTTGTCAGGGTCGACGGTCTGCGCAGTTGCTTTCGGCTTGGTGGCCATGGTGCAATGTCCTCGGGTTGAGCGGCAGGGCGCCTCCGCCGCGGACGCGGCGGGGGCGTTGATCATTATTGCGCGATCGGAGATGCGCTTACGGGTAGCCGATGGTGGTCGCCTCGGCGACGTGGAACGGCAGCAGCGCACTGTCGGTGCCGAGCACAGTCTTGAGCTTGTACTGGGTGAGCGACAGGCCGGTGAAGGTGAAGCGGCGCTTGATCGAACCGTCCGGCAGCGTTTCGTCCACAGTCGCCGCTGGCGATACTTCTGTCGTGTAGCCAGCGCCGCGCAACAGCTTGGCGGTGCAGGTGTGGTGCACGGCGTCGAAGCTTTCCAGGTAGACGATCCAATCCACGGAGGTGACGGTCGACGGCGTCGTTTCCACCGTGGTGATGTGGGTTGCCGTGGTGCGCGGCCGTCGCTTGGTCACCTTCGACGGCAGCATCGGCGCCGGCGTGCCGCCGACGAAGATGCCGGGCATCAGATCTGTGGTGCCAGACAACACCATGCGGGCGTCGAGCGCCGCCGGCAGGCCGGCGAAGACGTTGCCGGCCGGAATGCCGGTAGCGGTGAGCGGCACCCACGAGCCGCCGGATTTCTTGACCTCGAACACAATCGGCTCGTCCGGCTCGATCTTGGTCAGCAGCAGATCGAGCCCGGCGACGCCACCGTCGAGATTCCAGTTCTCCAAATTGACGACAAGCCGCGGCGCCTGGAATTGTGCGATCAGCACCTCGAGGGCGATGTCGCGCGAGATGTCGCCCTGGAACCAAGCACCGTCGGTCGACGTGAAGTAGGAGCCGCCAGCGTATTTGTTACCTTCGGTGATCGCCAGCCAGTGATTGCCGGCCGTCACCACGATCCACGCATAGCGTTTGCCGGCTTCCAGCAGCGTCGGCGGGATGGTAATGGTGGTCTTGGCCGGCCACAGCTTCAGGTTCGCCACCGGAACGTTGACGGTCGCCAGGACGTTGCCGACGTCCGGCGCGGCACTGTCGTTGACCTGCGCCAGCATCAGGCGAAGGTCGCCGGCGCTGTCGAGCCGCGAGAAGCCGAGATTGACGCCGACGCACCAAGCGGTGCGTGGTGCCTTGAAGGTCTCGGCCGCGATGTTGCCGGTGTAGCTGGCAGTGACGGTCTGCTGCGTCCAATAGGTCTCTTCGTAATTGTCGATCCACACTTTCTGCAACCGGTACCAATAATGGTTCGGCGCGTCCTGCGTGATCCCGACGACGTTGAAGGTCTCGCCGGCCTGCTCGAACGTCATCTTCGCCCAGTCGACGCGGCCAGTCTGCCAATACTGGCTGTTTGAGCACACGGTAAAGATGTCGCCGACGCGCAGCCGCGAGCGCGACACCGTCCGCTGCACCATGTTGATGGTCTGCGATCCGGCGTTCGACAGCGCGACTTCGTTGTCCTTGCCCCACACCGAGATCAGCGGAACGGTGTCGTATTTCGGCAGCAGCAAGCCGTTGGCATGCACCACGAAGGTGGTGTCGCCGGGGTTCGACAGCACGATGTTGGTGGTGTCCTTGTTGGCGTCGTCGAAGCGGATGCCTTCCTCGACCTTGGCCAAATAGTTGACGTTGGCGGTATCGGACTTCGACGGCTCCAGATAGAAATCGGTGCGCGAATAGGCCGCCGTCTGCGCCACGCCCGACTTTTCGGTGACGCGGGCGAGCTGCTCCATGATGTAGCGCATCGATGCGCGGTCCATCACGTTCTTGCTGTTGGCGTACAGGGTCGCAATGTCGGCCTTCATGCCGTCGATCACCGGACCGGTACGCGCGGCGAAGTCCTCGACATCTCCGAGCCGCTCGACCGCGACGTTCAGCGGCACCACGCGGTCGACCGTGTTCTGCTCGATCGCCGCCGAGACCTCGGACGAGGTCAGCGTCACCCAGGCCAGCACCGTGAGCGCAGCATCGACGGCCGGCCGCGCCGGATCTGGCGCCGCGGCGCCGTACACCGCCGAGACCTCGACCTTGCGCCACAGGATGGTGGCGGTCGGCTGCGCCTCGACCTCGTCGGTGCCGTCCGGCAGCGTGCGGACGAAGAAATCACGCTCCTCGACTTCGTCGCTCGCTTCCGCACCCTGCGCCACGATGGCGACGATGCGCTTGTTGCCGGCAGTCGGCAGCTGCGCCAGGAAGTCGAGCTCGATGCCGTTATCGTCCATCCGCGAATACAGTGCGCCGAGCTTGAAGACGTAGAGCGGCGTCGCCACCGTCACCTTGGTGGTGGCGGTGCGGGTCACGGTGCCGCCGGAGTAGGCCTGGCCGGTCTCGATCGCCGCCGAGATCAGCATGTCGAGCATGTCGCGCGGCGCGGTTGCAAACCGCTGATAGTCAGCGAACGTGACCTGCTGGTTCACCGCAATTCGGGCGATCTGAGACATTCGGATTGATCCTCTAACTTTAAGCGATGGCGATCAGGTCGCCGAACGAGTAGGAACCATCGAGCGGGATGCCATCAGCAAGCGCGCGCGGTCGGTGACACTTGGTGGTGAACAGCACCTTGTCGCGCAGCGCGCTGGCAGCGCGCAGCGCTTGGCCGACTTCGTGCATTCGGCCGGCAGCCTGCGTAGCGAATCCACCGACGAATCCTCCTACCTTCGACCATTGCTTGCGTGTGCGGGTGCCAGGGAAAGACACGCGGATTTCGGCGCGGTAGGCATCGAACGCGACACGTGTGCGGCCGACGAATGTGCCCGCCGAGATGCGGCGCGTCTGATCGACTCGGACAGGATCGAACAGATAGAACCGATCGTAGATCCGCAGCGCCGCACTGTTCGGCGCCACGAAGCGCCGGGCGCTTTTGCCGACGAAGCTGGTGCGCGATTGCGCCGGTGCCCGGCCGTATACACGTTCCGGCTTCAGCGACACCACGGCAAGCTGATTGCTCCGATCAGACGACACCAGCGGCAGGTTCTGCGTCAGCACCGGTGTGCGATCCACTCCGAGCGTCAGAATACGGCTCTCGGTCTTCAGCGGCTGGGCGAAGCTCGACCGGCCGCCGGCGAACATGCGGCCGACGATCGCCTCGGATCGCCGCCGCGGCGCCGGCACCACGATACGCTCGACCGCGATCGCGGTGTCGGTCACGTTGACGCCGGCCAGCGTCGACCACGAGCAGAACGTCTCGCTGCTGCCATCGACGATCGAGGCCTTGCGGCCGTAGCGCTGACGGGCCGTCGAGGGCCGCGCAAAGCCGCGCCCGACACAGCGATAGCCCGCATAGGTCGCCCGATGCTCGCCCTCGCCCTTGATCTGGAACAGATAGACCCGGAGCTGCGCGAACCGCGCCAGATAAGCCCGCTTTTGCTCCGGCGTGCGCGGCGCCAGCGCGAACGCCTTCTGCGGCGGAATCACCGCCTCAACCACCTCGCCGCCGATCAGCGACGCTGCCAGCTTGAGCGCCGGCAGCGTGCCCTTGATCCGGTGCAGCGCGACCGAGTTGGCGACGATGCGGCGCTTGCGCCACTCCGGCCAATCGGTCTTCCAGAAATCGACCGACATCTCCCACGCAAGATGCGGCAGAAACGCCAGCGGCACCTCGAACGGCCGTTTCAGCAGGTCGATCGGAACCGGGATCTGCTGAATGCGCTGGCCAGCAGCCGCAAACGTCTTTTCGAGCGGAGACGCGTTGTCGGGCAGGAGATGTTCGTCGGGCGCGATCACGGCATCACCTCAACTGTGACCGTGACCGGCGACGCGTATACCACGCCGTAATCGCCCGGCACCACATCGGCGGCGGGGGACTCGACGATCACCTTTTCGATGTCGCCGGCGGTCCGCGCTGCGCCGATGAGGGCATCCACCCGCAGCGCGAGCCCAATCCTGCGGCGCGACGCGATCAACTTGTTGATGGAGGTCGTTGCCGCGCTCTGGATCGCTTCCGGCGCCGGGCCCGACCGAACCTGAAGTCGCAGCGACACCGGCGTCGACACAATGCTGGGCGACCGGACGTAGACATCATCCGTCAGCGGCCGCGTCGTATTCGGACTGAGCGCTGAATAGGCCGCCGCGATTGCCTCCTCGCTCGGCGCGCCACTGCCGTCACGCGCCAACACCACGACATCGACACGGCCCGGTTGCGGGGAGAGCGCTGCGGCGTCCATCAGCGATGGATGCGATCGCCGCGCGAAATACACATAGGCACCCTCCGGCCCCGCAACCGAGAATGCCTCCGGCGCGAGCTGGATTTCCTCGCGATATTCATCATCGGATTGATAGATCGCGGTGCCGCTGGCATCGGTTCCGATTTGGCGCCGCGGCGTCTCCATCAGCGCACCGAGGTGATCGAGATCGGTGCCGACCGCCTTCGCCAGCAGCACCGCCCTCGCCTTATCGTTGACCAGCGCGCGAAGCAGCGTTTCGCGATAGGCCAGTACTTCCAGAATGATCGTGATCGGCTCTGTCTCGAGCACCAGCGTGTCGATCGCCGGTAGGTCAGGTCGAGAGAGACGCAGCTCAGCCCAGCGTGCCAGAACCCACGCTTTCTGCTCCGTGAGGATCTGCTCATAGCTGATCTCCTCGATCAGCTGCGGCGGAGGCAGTTGCGCCAGATCGATCGCGACGAAGCGGCTCATGCGGCCTGGACCTCGATGCTGCCGCCGGAGAGACCAACGGTCAGGAAATACTCGCCGCGCGCAGGCGTGAAATCGCCTTCGAGCGCCCGCGGGCGGTACTCGCCCCGGACGGTCATCGCGAGCCGGCCCAAGCGCAGGCTTTCCGGCGTGTTGCGCGTCGCGTCGATATCGACCTTCACCACCCTGAAGCGCGGCTCCCACAGCTCGATTGCCGTAATCACGGCAGCGAGGAACCGTGTGATCGTCGACGGCACCAGATTGTTGCCGAGCAGCTGTGGCACCTGACTGCCGAAGTATCGGCGCATCACGCGCGAGCCGAACGAGGTGGTGAAAAGCACATGGAGCGACTGCACCACATGCGGCCACCCCGCCAGCAGCTTGCCCGTGTTGCGGTCGATACCGGCCATACGCGTCAGCCTTCGGCGTCCGCCGGCTTGCGCCCTTGCTTGGCGGCCGGGACCTCCGGCCCCGCCGTGACGGCCTCGGCAGGGGGCGCCGGC